CTCGCACTTGAACTGGCAGCACAGGCCGAGCAGGCCTACTTGGTTGCCGTGGAGTTGGCCGACCAAGCCGATGAGGCCCTTGAGGCCGTAATCGGTGATCTGGGAGATGACCAGAAGAGTGAGGCCTACAGGGTCGCTGAGACGGCTGAGGATGGCGTTGACTGCGAGAGCCTTGATCTCAAGGCAACACGCATTGATGCTTGGGCCACCTATCTGGAGGACGTCAAGTGAGCACCCACAAGCCGGGACAGGCACTTTGGGACCGTATCCAGACGCTGCGCGACGAGCATGGCGTGGACGTAATCTACCGGACTTCTCGCGAGGGCGATGCGCCGTACGAGGTTGACCTGCTGCAAGCAGGGCTCACCGTATCGCGCCACACCAACGACGACATGGCGTACGACGCCTATGTTCAGGAGTTCATCCAGAGTCTTGAAAAAGCCTACGCGGGTGGATACTCTTGGGTAGAGCGCCTTGAGATCAAGGTCTCATTCGCTGAGCAGGCACTGGAGGAGGATCAGCAATAGCCGAAACCGGGCACGGCCCGGTCTGCCGGGGATAGTCTCCCGGCACTGACGAGGCAGACCCTCACGAGAACAGGAGAGAACATGTTCACGGAGAACACACTGAAGTACCTGCGCGAAGAGGCCGCTGATCCGGTTGAAGCGTTGCAGGAGTTGATTGACACCGGGCAGGCATGGCGCATGCAGGGATCGGTGGGACGAGCGGCCGCGTACGCCATTGAGGCAGGGATCTGCATTCTTGGCGAGTCAGGCCACACCGACTACTGGGGCAATTACGTGCCGTCCCGGTACGAGGTCAAAGCAGGCACGAAGGGCAGCGTTGAGTACGCAGCCCGCATGCAAGAGATGGAGGTTTAACGTGAAGGAGTTTATCGCAACATACCTGCTCGCCACGGTGGCGGCAGCGGTGGCGTACGCCGTGTATGGCCACCTTGGGCTCTCTGTTCTGGTCCTCTTCGGTACGGTCGGTGCGATCGTTACCGGATGGGTGATCGGCGACGAGATCAAGATGAGGATTGACGAGCGACTGCGCGCTCACTACGCTGAGAAGAGCCAGACCAAGAAGAGCGAAGTCTGGTAGCCGAAACGCCCTTCGGGGCGTCCTCCGGGGATAGTCTCCCGGGGCTGATGAGGCAGACACCTTGAGAACAGGGGAGAACACACATGGAGTATGAACAGGACACAAAGCGCATGAGGCTACTAGCGTTGATTATCTTCGCGGCCTTGATCCTAAGTGGACTAGGGAAGGAGGTGCTCTGATGAGCACAAGGAAGCTGAACGTACCGGCACTGGGGTTTGAGATCGTGGTGATCGGAGCAAGCGACAAGACCAACAAGGCCATCGCTGATGCGCTGGAGAAGAAGGTCGTTGAGGAGGCAGAAGACAATCCGTGCAAGGAGTGTGGCATGCCAGACCTTGATGGGCTCTGGTACACCGGACTATGCGAGATCTGCCACGATGAACTCGTGTCGCGTAGCGTGAAGGCTGCCGTGTACGAGATTCAGAACCCCAAGAAGAAGAGCAAGAAGGGTGGTCAGTCATGAGCGAGGTTAAGTGCTTCGGGTGCGAGAGCACCTTTGACACGGACTCCGGCGACGGTGGCCGCTGGTCTGAACTGCGCAATGCAGAGTATTGCTGGGGCTGCTTTGAGTCGGACATTGAGTCTGCCTCTGTGGTCACGGTGTACAAGCCCGGCAAGGAGGAGGACCGATACCTTATCGGCTCCAACTGGATCGTTGATGGCGAGTACTACGAGGAGCTCCCTCGTGAGCAGTGGGCCCGGTTCAGCCGGACCTACACACGCACGGATGCATGGCGCGGGTACTTCGTGACCACCCTTGAGGGGTGGCACGAGGTGGCCGAAGGCGTGAATCTGTGGGGCGAGGGCTCCAAGATTGACAGCATGGCCGAGAAGATCAAGTACGCGTGGGAGGCAGAACTTCTGCCCTTTGACGTGGCCTTCGTGGTTGACCGCACGAGCAACGTGTTTGCTGCGGGCGTATCAATCTTCGTGCCGCAACACCGGGTCAAGGACTTTGAAGATCTTCTTCTCAGCCTTGATCCGTATGGTTGCAGCAAGTGCGGCATTGCGTACGTCCCGGAGGACTATGTGCCTCCGGTCAAGGTGGGCGATGAACTGATCTGCACAAACTGCGTAGAAGGAGTCGATCCTCATGCAGAGTAAGATCATGGTTGCCCTTATGGCCTACGTGGTGTATCTTTTAGTGGCAATGGCAAGTAGTTTGCAGTAAGGAGGAGAACATGAACTGCATTGATAAGGGACTAGAGCACAATCCACACTGGGAGGACGGCATCTGCATTAGGTGCGGGGTCGACTGCCACTTTGAGCCGGTGGTATTCACCGGTTCAGCGCACGGCTGCCACTACCAGATCCGGGACACCGGGATGGGGCAGCCAATGCGTTATGAAGTCGTTAATCCGGAGACTCGTGAGTCGGCCGTTGGCTACGTCTCGTCATATGGCGACGCGTTCAAGGCCATCGACCGCTTCGCGAGGATCCAGTAGTGAGGACGCAGGGGGATTCGCCCCCGGCAATATACCCAAACAGGACCTGCGACCTGAGGTCGGAGCTTTACGCATTGTGGAGCACCACGAGCAAGGAGCTCCGTGATAAGGGGCACTTCGTGCCGTACCTCACGCGCAACCCGGAGATGGAGACCGACCTAGTCGGCGACTGTCTCGCATGTGAGGGCCTCGTTGCAATTGACGTGCAGGATGGCCGGGCCTATGGCTCGATCCTCCGCATTGCGTGCGGCGACCCCTATATCCCGGCCGAGCGGGGAGGCGACGATGAAGATCTTGAAGTCTGAACTGGAGGCTCTACGCAGGCACGAGGCCAACGCGATTGCCTACGAGCAGACCGTCAAGGAGATCATCAAGACGATCCGCTCAGTCGAGGGTGACATCCATGGCGATGACCCGGAGAAGGCAGCGTGGGCCGAGGGATGGGTCGCGTGTGCTGTTGCGATGGCGCAGGGGTTGAAGCAAGCGAAAACAGGCCCGGTCAGGGCCTTGTCGGATGAGGTCTTTCCGTTCTAGTATTCACCCACAGGGTCGTTCTCCCCTGTACGAAGGCCCCAGGTCGTATGACCTGGGGCCTTTTTATTTGTCATCCTCGATGAGGTTGACTGCGTCTCCCATGGTGAGCTCCTTGCGGTTCACCGTCCTCCTCAGATACTCCGGAGGGTGGATTCCATGGTCCCTGTAATAGGCCCATAGCCCCTTGCCTCCCGGAGCGAGGTAGCCTAAACGCTCTGCGTCTCCTCGGAAGAAGAGGTCTGCGTCGTCGCAATCTCGAAGGCCTCGGCCAGGACCTCGACCATCTCCTCGCTCAGTGCTTGCTGCATGCTGATGAAGATCGTGCCGCACTTCCAGTTTAGGCACTCGTGCCTCCGGTATACTACGCCGTCCACCGTCACCGGAGTCCGGTGTCTCCGGTAATCTAGGCCGCCGCACGCGGGGCACTTCATTTCATCAACGCCATCGCCACCGCAAACAGGACCAACGCGGTCACCTGTCCGCAGAAGAAGATGACGAGGTCGTGGTTTCTCCGGGCCCATGAGGAAACCGGGGAGCTAGTCTTCACTGGGTTGATAGGCACTTTCCCCTCCATTCTTCAGGTATGCCAGCTTGACCTCGGCCACCGCTTCGGCAGTCGCAATCCGCTCAGCGTATTCAGCTTCGACCATCTTCTGCGCGACCCATCGGTCAGTCTTGGCAGTGACTAGTCGCAGAAACTCCTGCGCTGCTTCTTGCCTGATCTTCCCGGCATCGACTGCAGACTGAATGTACTCTGCTCCAAGCTTGTTAATCATTTCGCAGCCTGGCAGGTTCGGTGCTGCCACACCATGAGGTCACGGCGAGGGCCATACGATATCGACTGCACCCGCCACGCCTGATTCAATCCATCGATCTCCTTCGCACACAGCGAGCAGATCGCGCCCTTCCACCTTGTCTGTAATCTTGGCCCTCCAGAGCCCTTCTGTGTCTTTACGGCTGCCATTATGCCGCCTCTCTCGCTGCTCTCAGGGTCACCGCAAGCCAGCGGTCCCCGCTCTCAGCGTACTTCTCCCCGATGCCATTCGGGTACGCCGCAAAGATCTCGCGGATAGCTTCCTCGCTCCATCCGTAGCGGATCATCCAAAGGCACGCCTTGAAGGCGGCCTCAGAGCGTGCCCCTTTAGGCGCGCCCTCCTTGACAATTTGCTGCAGCCAATCCGGAAGCTTGACGAACGAGGCCACGTCCGTGACCACCGCCCTTGGCTTTTTGACCACAACCTCCTCGACCGGGAAGTCTCCAGGCCTGTATCGCCGGGCATCATCGAACCTGAGCAGCCGTACCGGAGCAGGCGTGCCCTTGTAGTTCGTGGTCCCCGGTACTCGCAGCACCCTTGAAGCGTCAGACACTGCGTCGCCACCGACCGCTCGTGCGATGACCTTCATCGATGACTGGGCCTGTGCCATCTCGACCGGCTCGCTCAGGAACCAGTACGCATGGAACCCATGCCCGGAGTCAACGATTGCAGAGGCCGGGATCTCAAACATGTTCAGGCTCGTAGCTGCCTCAGTCTTCGAAGCGAAGTTCTTGGCATCAACGTCTGCCCAGATCACGTTCGTGCTAGGCGCAGCATCTGCTGCCGTGCCCCTTTGCCGGACCCTTGGAACCACGCCGTAGTACACATCCCACCCCTCGACCATGAAGGTCAGGCAGTCAGCTTCAGCACGGACAATCCCGAGGCCATCGCGCAAAGGGTAGAACCTCTGCGTGATTACCTTGCGGTCTCCGTCCGGCCGCATCAGGCGCAGCTCTCCATACATCTCGGACCTCCCCCAGATCGACTCCAAAAACGAGCTCACGCCTCAACAAGCTCTCGCTGCTGCACGAGGTTCTCGATTGGCATGAGCGACTCTTGCGGGACAAAGAAGGCCGAAGGCCTGTCACCGTATGATTCAGCCCACGCTTCCTGCTTCGCGTCGCCACCACGGATGAAGCCGACCACCTCGAAGGATGGGGCCACCCCGGTCACAAGCACGAAGATGCTGTCGTCCTCGTCGTTCGGCCTGACGATCAGGTCGTACGTGCTCTTGCTCCTGGTCCTTACTTGGATCGTGCCGACGTCCGGCTTCTTAAAGGTGTTGACCGATCCATCCCAGTACATGCCGAGAAGTTTAGCCACGACCATCTCGCCGCAAGCCCCCTCGATATGCTTGGTCCACCCGTCCTCACCATTGAATCCATGGGCATCCTGAAGATTCTTTCGGAGAGACTCCGTCTGTCGTCGTACTCCGACGTTGACTGCGAGCTCAAGCTCGTACCAACTGAGGTCAACCCTGACCCCCATCAGAATGGTACCGCCGCGCTACCGTCAGCCTTGAGCCACTCAACAATGCCAACCCGGCTGGCCACGATGTTGTGGTAGGCCTTGCCCTGGTACTCACGCACCGAGGTGTAGCCTTCGACTGCGACCTTCGCGCCCTTGTAGATGGCCTCAAGGATCACCGGCTGAAGGGCCTCTTTGAACACGGCGACGTCGTACCAGATTGGATCTGGACCCTTATCGCCCTTGCTCTCTGGGTACCCTGTCTGCACTGCGAGACGGAAGGTTACGATCTTACCCTTCTGGGTATCCTTCGTCTCCGGCGTTCCACCGACTGCTCCTACTGTTGCCAAGAACGTTCCTTTGCTAGGCATTTTCTTTTCCTCCTACGCTATCGATAAATTCTCCGAGCTCGAGCGCAATGTACGCTCGCTTCGGCTTACCCGGTCCGTCTGCACTGACGAAGACGACACCGCGCTGTTGACCCGCCACCGGAGTGAGCGAGTTGAGAAGGCTCCAAACCTTCTCACTAAAGTTCGATGGCCCAGACTTTACCTGGATCACGATCCACTCGTCGTGCTTTCCACCGTCGACCTTGCTCCCGAACATCCCAGTCCGGCTGATGCCGAGCTGCTTGCATGCCCAGAGCTCAAGCGCGTTGCCACGCTTGCGATTGTTGCGCCCCCTCCGGGAGGCAGCAGCATCCTTCATAGGCTCCTCCTGTCCCTGAGGAAGACCGGGGTGTTCGGCCCGACCCAACCGCCTGTGACGTTGAACTCCATGTACTCCACCGCGTCAAGGTAGATCTGCTCTGGTTCGATCTCTCTCTGCTCGAACTCAGCGTCCTTCCTAAACATGGTGATCAGGATGTCAAGACACTTGTCGTAGTCGTAGATCGCCACAGCGTGGCTGAAGTGCGTGCCAAACCCAATGAACGCTTTCTCGAATCCATCGGCCATGAGCGCGCTGTCCTGAGCGTACTCAGGGACGTCCATCTCCTCGTTGTGTGCGACGATTGCCATGTCTTTCATCTTTCCCATGAGTGCCTCCTACTCAATGACCTCAATCGATACCTTCTGGAGGCCGAGGCTGAGGTCAACCCCGAGCTCCTTGAACAGAGCCGGCGCAAGATCCACGATGCGGTTCTTGGCCGGGCACTCACACCAGTCTACCACAAGGGCGACCACACTGCGACCGGTCTTGAGGTTGGTGATCCTGATTGGGTATGGGTTCATTCCGTATCGGAAGTTCTTTACCGCTCGCAGGGCTGGCCCTGCTGCCGCGTAGTACTTCACCCCGGCCCTGCTGTACCAAGTGCTCTGTCCGCTACGCTTGGCGTCGAACCATGATGCAACCCCAACGATCACGTTGGATGGCTTTGCCTCCGGCTCCGGCTCCGGGCTCGGGGATGGTGTTACCTGTACAGACACCGGGGTCATCAAGCCTTCGGACTTGCCGATGCCGTACCCGCTGAAGAACGATGCGATCACACACATCGATGTCACGAATGCGATATAGATCCTCATGAAACTGCCTCCTTAACTGCATTGTACGGAGGGAATGTCATGGTGGTAAAGTCGAACTCGACCTTCACCAACCCGACAGGACCCTGCCGATTCTTGAGAACCTCGATATCCATTTCCCTGGTACCGAGCTCCCTCTTCAACCCGATGACGATGTCAGCGTCCTGCTCGATGGCCCCGGACTCCCGGAGGTCGTGCAGTTTCGGGTGTTGATCGTCTCGAAGTTCAACCGCACGGTTGAGCTGAGACAGCACGAGCACAGGGCAGTCGAACTCTCGGCCAAGGGCCTTGACGTTTCGGCTAATCCTTGTGACGCGCTGGACCTCAGAGTCCGTGCCGTCGTCCTTCAAGATCTGCATGTAGTCGATGATGATGCCACCGATGCCGCCAGCCAAGCTGCGTAGTTTGGCAGCCGCAGCGCGCACCGAACCGGTGGTTGCGTGAGGGTCGTCGAGGTACCAGATCCTCATGGTCTCTCTCTTTGCAAGAACCTCGATGGCAACCTTCTGCTCGTCCCCATTGAGCTGCCCACGAATCACCTTCGACGCATCGAGGTGGCCAAGCCGTGCAACAGCACGGTCCAAAAGCTGAGGCACGGTCATCTCGATCGAGACAAAGAGGATCGGATGCTGGCTTTGCTCAGCCCAGTTGTCGGCCACGTTATCGGCCAGCGCACTCTTGCCGACAGATGGACGAGCGGCCACAACGATCATCTCCCCGCCATGAGCAGGGGTAAGCAGCCTATCCAGCCCTCCGATATTGTAGGAGAGCCCATTGATGCCGGACATCCTTGCGACCTGGACGTCCTTGTACATCTCGACTGCACTGTGTGGGGACAGAAGTGATCCGTCCTCCGCGTTCGACATGATCGAGGTGGTGGCCTGTGACAGGGCAGTCAGAAGGTCCTGCCTGGACTCCTCCCGGTGCGCCTTGTCGATCAACTTCTCGAGCGCAACGATGAGGCGACGACGGAATCCGTCTCGCCGCACGATCTCTGCGTACTCTTCGGCTGGTGCCCGGTGGCCTTGAGTCATCTGGGTCAGGAGGGCGTTGAGGCCGACGCCATCCTGACCCATGGAGGCAATGTCTACCGACTTGCGCTCCTGCGATAAACGTACCATCGCGCTATATGCGCGGCGATACTCTGGCACATAGAAGTCCTCTGCCGTCAGCTTGTCGCTGACGAGCGGTATCTGAGCCGGGTCAAGGAGTAGCCGGGTCAGGAGGCCAGCCTCGGCCCCCTGGTTAAACGGCAACTGCTCCATCAGCCGACCTTGGCCGTATCAGATGCGAGTTGGAACCGCGTGCCCTTCGTCTTCAGCTCTTCAAGGATGACGTCAACGTGCTGGTAGGTCAGACCCTCGCTTGAAGGAGTCCCTGCTACCAGCGCAAACAGCGCCTTGATCTGCTCTTCGCCAAGGCCCTGCTTCTTTGCCTCGGCAAACACCATGCGCTTCATGGCGTCAGTGGCGAGCTTGCCAGTAGAGGAGGCAGCCTTGGCCTCCCCCTGTGCCTGCTTCACTGCGACCTCCTCCTTGGAGGCGATGCCACGGTGCGCTGCGATGCCAAGACCGAGAGAGAGCGCACGGCCTACCGCTGAGGTGGCTGCGTTCTCAAGCTCCGACCCCCTTGTAAACCCGGTCTTGCCCGGGATCTCAAGCGAGCTGTAGTCCACTCCTGGCTTTGGGTCCTGAGGGTTGCGGTACGCATACGCGCGCACCACCACAAGCTTGTCCGAGAGCGATGCGATCTCCGTCTGGATGCTGCCCTCCGGGTATCGCTTGAAGAACTCTGCCACCCGGTCCTTGACCTCGATGTAATTACTGAGTCGATCGTCTGCCATGTTCATGCCTCCTTGTCTTCGTCCCAGCACTTCGTCTGGAACTGGCAATATCCGCAGAGCCAGTTGCGCTGCAGCTTACCCTTCTTAACCTCCGGCTTGAGCCGCTCTGGCAAGGTGCCAGAAGACTGGTGCGACTCCAACCGATTGATGCGGGAGATCAGGTCAGCGTCGCCCTCGGCAGTCCACTCGACCGGGTACTCCTCCATCATCATATCATCCTTCGAGACATAGATGATTCGGGCCTTGGTAAGGTCCGAACCAAGTGGCTCGATGGCGTGCTCTTGCGGCGTTCCTTCGTTGACGATGCCGCCGTAGTAGCGCAGTGCATGCAAGTACGCACGCACCTGGCCAACGTGCTCTTCCTTGGGAAGCTCTTTATACTTGAACGCGTAGCTGTTGATTGTCTTGAACTCGAGCACCTCGTACGAGCGATCGTGGTGCTGCACAAGCATGTCAACAGATCCGACAAGCTTGATGTCGGCTGCGTTGACCTTGACCTCGTCCCACGCCTGGGCCACGTAGGTATTCGAGTGCTTCAACGCACCCTGGATGAAGTCGTGCATGATCTGCCCGACCTCAAGGATGCGATAGCTCCGGTCATCCCGGTCATCGGTTGGGGTGGTGCCTCGCACTTCGTAGATGGTCTTGCGGTCGCATCCGTACAGGCCGGATGGGTGCCACATGCCATCGGGCTGACGGGGCTTGGCCGTAGCCCTGATGTATTCGTTCAGGGCCTGAGCAACAGTAAACGTCATTTGGCCTCCGTTCTCCTAGCAGCAGCGCTGCCTAGGTAAGGAGTCTACGCCCTGCCTGACAGGCTGTCAAGCGCCAAAAGAAAAAGCCCCTGGCACAAAGGCCAGGGGCTGGGGCTCAGCCCCGCTTAGATATCGAACTGCTTCTCTTCGGCAGCCTTATCCTCAGGCGTCTTCTCCTTGATCCCGAACTGCGTGTTCTTCGGATCGAGGAACTTGATCAGGATCTGGAGACCAGATGCAAGACCAGCCGAGAGAATGGTTCGGAAGTCACCGCCACTGATATCCAGGAGCGGGATGCCGAGACCAAGGGCGACTGAGATCGAGACAGTGATGAACGTGCGGCCGAACTCAATGAGTGCCTCGTCAACACCAGTGTTGTCGATGACCCAACGAATTCCTGCCTTAAGATCTGAGTACATTGTTTCTCCTATTTGTATTCGACAATGACAACATGCTTGTGCGGGGCCCCATTGTCCTTGCCGGCAACGCGCTTGGAGTCAGCAATCTGCTTGAGCTGATCCTCGGTTACCTTCACGCCGAACTTCTCCTTGCCCTTACCAGAACGTGTTGGGCAGGCCCATTGCCACCCGTCTACAGCATCCCACCCTGCCGCAGTCATGTGGCCGTAGCCTTCCTTAATGTGCTTCGGCCCCTTAGTCTGCCAGTACTTCTGCCACTTCTTGTGCCATTCACTGATCTCGACATCGGGATACCCGACAGCCTGCTGGACCCAAATAATGAGTCCTGCTCCACGGTGCGCTGAGAGAACGACATCGTCCCATGACTTCGCATACCGGGCGGTTCCACCAAGGACCTTGACAGTCTTGATGAGTTGGCCCAGTGATGACCCGTTGTCGCTCACTCCCTCCTTGTCAACTATGCCTGTGGCTTTAGTCTTCGCCTTGATGCCGTCTCCGGCACTCGGGTCGATGAGGTACTTCGCCGCCCAGGCCAAGGCAGCCGACGCAGAACTCGGGCCGCAATCGTCTAAGATGCCGCCCTTTTCTACGTGATCGAGCTGACTCTTCACCTTGAATTTCATTTATTCCCTCCAACGCATTGGTCCCGTGACCAGCCAAGAGATCGTCAGTAAAACGAAAAGAGTTCCCATTACGGTCTGAGTCTGGCCTTCGGGGAGAACTACTACCGCGAACAAAAGTCCGAGAATTGTCCATGCTCCTCCGATGAGATCGTTTACGATGTTCTTAATCAAGACTTGTTCCCCTTTCTACTAGAAGAGCTGGATGAAGATGACGGTCCCCCTACTGGACCCCCTCCTCCTGTGCCACCGGCCCTCGCCATTGCTGCAGATACCGCAGCGCTTGCGACTTGGCTAATGACCACCGCAACCGCGACAGGTTGCGCCTCCTCTTTCTCCTCGGGGTCTAAGTCCTTTCCGATTTCTCCAATGTTTAATATCGCTTCAAATGATGCGCCGAATACTTCGGCAACTTGTTCGGCAGCCTCTCCAAATGCTTCCGCAATTTCCTCAACCGCTTCCTCTACACCTAGCAGTTCGTCAGTTGGCTCAGGAGAAGGCTCAACGCTAGGCTCAGGCTCAGGGCTAGGCTCGTCAGTAGGATCAGGACTCGGCTCAGGTTCCTCTGAAGGCTCTGGCTCGGGCGTCTCTTCGGGCTCGGGAGTCGGCTCTGGTTCTTCACTTGGCTCCGGCTCTGGCTCTACCGAGGGCTCAGGCTCTGGAGTCGGTTCAGGAGTTGGATCAGGAGTTGGCTCTGGCGTAGGCTCCGGAGTTGGCTCAGGCGTCGGCGAAGGTTCCGGCGTCGGCGTCGGTTCGGGCGTAGGCTCTGGCGTTGGGCTCGGCTCTGGAGATGGATCAACAGATGGCTCCGGCGTTGGCGTCGGTGTAGGATCCGGCGTCGGGCTTGGTGTTGGCGCTGGGCCTACTACCCAGGTTGTGTTTGTGATCTGAAGAAAGCCAGCCCCGCAGCACGAGTCCGTGCTCATAATCCGGAATCCGAACAGGCCGCCAGCCGCGATGTAGACGATCTGGCTGCCGCTCTGTTGCAGCGGGTTGTAGCCAGCCTGATCCCAGATCGCGAGGTCAGTCCAGCTCTCATCGAGCAGCATCTGTGCGCGATCGTAGAAGGCACCATCAGTCGTCCAGTACGCCCAGTCAAAGGTGACCGTCTCGCCAATGGACGAATCAGTCGTCAAGCCGGTCACCGTGTTCTGCCACGGGTACTCAGGACCAGCATTATTGCTGCCCTCAATCAGGATTGATCCATCGGTCAGCGTGATTGTGCCGTTGGAGTCAACCTGCTGGTCCCACTGGTCTGTGCTGTCTAGGGCATACGCCTGAGCTGGCAGTGCCAGCAGGAGGAGGATGATGATATAGCGCACGTAGCCCTCCGGCTAAACGAGCGCTGCTACCTCCATCACTGCAGCGCTTAGGTCTTCGACCACTAGTGTTGAGTGGTAACGTAGCCACTTGGGGGCATTCTCTTTGGAGATCCCCCAGACCACGATTGGAATATTCTTTTCCCACGCGAAGTACACTTCCATTGCAGTCCCCCACCCCGGGACTCGTCCGTCAACAAGGAGCGCATCGCACTTGGCGATTAGGCTTTTGTCAACGTTTACAACGGAGCTGTCGCTCTCGTCTACTTCGTAATGATGTGGATCAACGGCAGAGCAATTAGTAAAGTCGGACAGCCTGGCAGAAGCCTCTGCTCTCCACTCCATCGCATGGTCTGAGTCGACCAGCTCCATTGCCCCTGCAAGATAGACCTGCGGACTACTCACAGTCCACCTCTTCTATAAGGCGCTCAGACTCTGGTTCTGTTTCATCAGAAAGTGGAAGCCCCCACAGCCCACGGTGAAGCGCCAGGGCAATCATTGCATAGTTGGCAATGTCCTTGAGCGCGTCCTCAAAGGTGTCTGTTGCCTCTCGGTCTATAATCGGATTGAGGACAACCTGCCCGTTTACGACGTTCCCTTGGAGGGACTGACGCACACGTGCGACCTTATCGTCAGCTAATCTATTAACGACGCCGTAGATCCCTTGGTTCCTGATATTCTCTGGGCCATACTTTCGCTGGCGCTCCACGAGAAGATCAAACGTTTCATCAAAGATCTGTGCAAATGCCTGCTGAAACGTTGCTGGTCTCATCGGTGCTTGTTCCTGATGAGTGGCTTGAGATGCTCGTAAACGTCGCGAAGAACAAGTACGTCTGCTTCGCAATGCTCGCCGACCTTGTCCAACGCGGTCAGGTCCCCGGCCATAGCCAAGTTCCATGTGTCAAAATCTAGTGGCGTCTTGGAGTTTCCGGTATTGAAGAACTCCTGAACCCCGGCAAGTCGGCTAGTGCCGATCCTTGCGGAAGATCCCTTGGAGTAGTACATCAGGTCGACGTGAACTCGGTCGCCACGAAGGATTGGCTTTCCTCCCTTAAGGAGGCGGGCATTCATGAACGGACAGTCAAATAGTTTTCCGTTCCAGGACACCCACTCGCCGTCATACTTCTCGAGCTCCCGTGCGTACGCGTCGACCAGCACGCTGTCGTCGATCAGCGTCTTGCCAGGATAGTCCTTGAGTGAGAAATTCTTGACGTTGCCCCATGAGTCCGCGATCGAACCCCACAGCATGCGTCCCACGTGGGCCTTGAGGCCGGTGGTTTCGATGTCAAAGAAGGCGACTCTTGGCCCAACGTAGCGGTCCTTCGGCACCTCAGCGAGGCTAAAGTTCTGCTCGTCCTGAGATACGACCCGGGCCTTCTCCCCCGATTCGATCTGAGCCTTGATCCTTCGTAGCCTGTTCCTAATCTGGTCTTCAGAGAATGGCCACCCAAGCTTTTCAGTGAGGATTGAGGCAAGCTTGGAGGCTGGTGCCCCCTCGTTTGCGGACTCCGTCGCCAAAAGCGCCCGGTCCATATCGTTTGTCCAAAGCATTTTGTACTCCCTAAGTTAGGGAAGCATAAAGCTTCCTAAACAATAGGGGTTAAAAGCGCCGCCTTTTGAACAATTGTTTCAATGACCGCTTAGGCCAGGCGGCGGTTAGATCCCGTTTGCCGCGATCACGTGAACGAACACGCCGGTGGCATCGGTGCCTGAGGGATTGACCACCCTCACGTCTACCGTCGTAGTAGTCCTGGCCTCGACAATGGCATATAGCTGGTTGGTCGCAGCCGCGTCAGCCAATACTCCGGCGACAACGATGTAGGTTGCGTTTGCCATGGTCTCGCTCAAGCTTATCGTTTGCGTTTCCGACGTGGCTGTCGTGACCGTGCCGAAGCTTGCGGTTCCGGAGCTGATCCCGGACAGAAGGGAGGTGGCCACCGATCCGGTAATTTTTGACCCAGCAACGTCCGAGATCTTGGCGTCAGTGACGGCTGCGTTCTGGATTTTAGTATTAGTCACGGCATCAGTTGCCAGCTTGGCTGCGGTGATTGAGCCATCGGTAACAGATGTTCCGGACACGGAGCCATCCTCAACGAACCCGATTGGGTTTACGTTCCCTGCCCCGGTATCAACAAGCTCGTAGGATGTGGCGTTATGGTTGTCGAGTACGGCCCATGGGCCTCTCCTCAACATTCTAAACTGATCGTCGATCGGCTGTTCTGCCATTATGATCCCGGCTTTGGCGACAATAGTAACTGCACCTTTTCCGTCCCCCTCTTCAGCACTACCCTTGTCCCAACGACAAGGTAGTATGCATTGATGCTTGTAATGCCGTAATCGATATCAAGCTTGATTGTGTCGGACAAGTTGAACGAGGACCCAGTGGTGTTTGGCGGTTGAAGCGTGCCCGGGTGGATAGCAACCGCAATTGCCGGATCTGTCCTGACCGCCCTGGCCAGGCGAAGCTTCGACACCCTGTCCAGCTCGTCGCCGTCCCTCACATAGGACAGGTAGATGGACTCCTGCCTTCTCCCGTATGTCGTAACGCCAGACCCGGATGTCTGGGTCGTCCTTAGGCTGACGTTATTTGGCTGGCTTCCGACAGCAAGGATCTCATTCCTATAGTCAATTGGCGTTGCAATATCGGAGAACGCCTGGATGTGTTCGTCCCCCCACCGGAGTATCACGTCGTTCCTCTGTACCCCACGGTTCTTCCAGAAGTTGAATGTCCCTGACGGGGTGATCTCGAATACAACAGTGTTGGTTGTATCGCTCATTGAAAACGCAGCGAGCTCCCTCATCGAGAATAAGATTCTCTTGTAGTACAGCTTGTAGCTTGGCAGCACCAAGGCAGTCGCTCCGGAAGAAACTGTTACCGGAGCCTCGATAGTCCCAGTCGTTGTCCACCTTAGGTTTGAGTTGGCAAGACCCATTCGAGCTCGGTCCCAAAGCGCATCGACAATAACGTCTACCTGCGAGGAGGTAAATGATTGGTCCCAATCTGAATGCATCCAGAACAATCCGGACTCGTAGCCGTAGCAATAAAAGATTACGTCGTCAGCATTGGCGTCGTGCTCCATAAGCCAACCGCCCCAAACAAGGTCGGAGTTTCGGTAGATCCTGACGTGCGCCTTGCCCTCGTACCCGCGAAGCAACGTAATCTTTTCGTCTTCCTGGTTAACTGTGAAGAACGCCTCTGGAACGTCATTGAGGTATCTACCCCATCCAAGGTTCTTAGCGTTCTCGAACTCAACGAGAAGGTCGCCGACTCCATAGCTTGTAGTGTCAGCGAATTTGAATACCTGAACCCGATACGTCGGGATGCTCACAGGCTAAAGGCCCTGCTCCAAGACAAGGAGAACGATGAGACATTGGAGGTGTTTGCCGCAGCAAGTGTCATCCCGCTTTCCGGCATCATCTCCCAGAACTCACCGGACACGTAGATGCTTGGGGTCTCGGTTGTACCGACGCTTACCTTTTTGTTGGCGAAGTCAACCGTCACAACCTCACTGTTGCTTCTGGCAGACAGGTTCAGCGTGAGCGTCTTGGTGCCAAGGGATGACGTCAGGGAGATTGAGTATGTTGCGCTTCCAGCCCCGCCCATGTTGAGCGTCAGCGTAGGCCAGGACCGGTAGGTCGCAAGGCTGTTGTCAATAGATCCAGTTGCCGCCTTCGTTGTGGCCGTGCTCAGATACCTACGAGGGTCGGATACGACCAACTCGATCGTGAACGGCGAGACAGTCCCGGTGAACTGGCTGACGGTCGGGGTAGGGATCGTCCTTGGCCTTGCAAGATATTTGCAAGAGATGAGCCCAGATGGGTAATTGAGGTAGTCGTCGGTTGGCGTTGAGAACAGCACGTTTACCAACGAGGTGGCAGTAGGGTAGGTAATCGTCCCGGGGTCAAGGTATTCTGCCATGGAGCTTATCTTATCGTAAAGGCTCCCCATCGTCTTGGCCCTGATCATCCCATCGATTCGGATTAGGAAGTTTAACTTCCTTGATCCGTACATCTCCAGGCCATCGCGAAACTGACGTGCCTCGGTAAGAGTATCTACGGCAGTCGAGACAGCAATTGAGTTGACCTCATAGGTATTGTCATGATCATCGTCCGGGCTGTTAAGGACAAGGCCGTTAATCGTAATCGGCAGCCTCTTCCCATCGTTGTCGAAGATCCCAATCATCCCTGTCGCCCCGGAACAGGCTTCTGCCACGTCTTGCGCTCAGCCTTGAGTCGACGGGCCTCGGTCTCTGCTTCGTTGATCATCTGTAGCATCTCGTTGATCGAGATGTTCTGGGTCTGGTTTCTGCTCAGCCAGGCCGTGAACCGCTGCCGGTCTCCGGCAAGCCGACGGTACGCCTCTGCCCTCGCGTATGCAAGGACAAGCTGGACGAGATCGTCTGGGATTAGGTGTGTTGTCGTATCGTATTTCGTGTATGCCAAAAGGCGCAGGATGCCTCCCTGGTCGACAACGATCGGGGCAACGTGAAGCTGGGCGGTCCCGTTATCAACATCCCCAACGAGTTCCCACGCGGCACCGTCGAGGGCCCCGTACTCATCGCCACCAGAGGTGTACCATTCGCATCGAGCGACATGGTGGATATTTGAAGGAAGGCTGTAGTGGTATGTATCGGCAACCAGGGTCACCGTCTTTGAGGTTGGGCTGTACTGATAGCTGTGGCGCGGCCACAGTCGAGCAACTGACCAGCGAACGAGGTCGTCAAGCTCAGCAGTAGACCACGTCTCGGCGTTCGTGTCGCGAACGGCGATCGCAAGATATTCCCTCAGTGTTGCAAGGTCATTTGCCATATATTCTCCAATCGGATCCCCCGGGGGCCGAAGCCCCCGGGTTCACCACTCCTAGCTTAAACCGCTAGTGCCGTCAGGTCGCCAGGGACTCCACCGATCGCAAAAGCGTATACGGTTGGAGCTCCGGTAACCCAAGTCGTGCCGGTCGTATCAGTCGTCTTGCGACCAATTCGGACAGCAGTCGGACCCTCGAAGGGACCGCACTTAAATACAGCGGCTCCGGATGGCTCAACACCAGCGGCGTTCAACGCGCCACCGGCCAGGGCCGTACCGGTCGAATCGTCAGAAGCGACAGCGAGCACATCGGTGGCAGCGGACCAGGTCACGCCACCATCCTTGCTGTACTCGACAACGTCGATCCCGGCCGTTCCAGCCGTACCATCGTTTACCTGAACGATGACCAATCGATCAACACCCGTGACATCATATGCCTGGGTATTGTCCGTCGTGCCATCGAGATCATCCGCAGTGGCAAGAACTTCGTTCTTGCTTACTGCAGCTCGAATGCTTCTTCGTGCTACCATTTTATAGTCCTTTCAGTATTACAGCGAAGTTGCTGCAGACTCTACTCGATAGTAGTAGCTGTTCGACAGCACGGCGCAACCGAAGTTGACCTTGAAGCCGATCAGCTCTTCCTGTCCGAGCGGATCCTGGTGATCCCCGCCTGGGGCCACGTAATACGTCTTGAGCGTCTGAAGCTCACCCGCGCCCCAGCCCTTGATGTTTCCGAGGGCGATGCCCGCGTGAACCGTCGTGGTGCTGGCGAAGGTTGCCGTGTTGACAACTTCCATAATGCGGAAGCCTTCCATGCGGCCAAGCTCACCACGGAGGAGGGTCTCCGGCGTGGCGTACTTGTTCACATCGATGAACGCACCCGTATTGGTGTCGTTGCGGAGATCGAAGCCCTGCTCAGGCGAGATCCACAATCGGTAGTATCCGTCCCCGAAGGTTGGGATGCTGTTCTTGTACATCGTCGCGCGAAGCTTGCGGAGGTCCGCAGCCTTGAGCTTGGCCGTTGACGAGAGGCCAGCACGAGTCGTGTTGGCATCGCCGTTTGATTCAGTTGCGTAGAAAGCGGTACCACCGGCGGCCACGATATCTCGGGTGATCTTATCGATCGCCTGAGCCGCGACGCGCGAGAGGCGCTCCGAAGCAATTGAAGTAATCTCAAGCGGGCTCTTTACCTTGGCAATATCGGTGATCGAAATAAGATCGCCGTACTGTTCCGTGGAGACTGAGACCGTCGAGATCGACATGCTGCGCTTGTCTGGGCGAGTACCCTCGGTAAGAGGGGTCGTCGTTCCGGAGAAGCTAAGGTCAGGAACGCTCACGAACTTGAGCGTGTCGAACCCTGGCATGAAGTCACCCTGCTCTGCGTAAGCCTGGTCAGCGAAGACCAGCTCTGCGCGCAGGTTCTCAAGGACCTTCTTCTGGACCTTGAACGTAATCGCTGCACTTAGTGCAGACGAAGCGAACTGTGCATCTGTCATTTTATTCCCTACGTCGGGAGGTTGCCCTCCCGCCTAATCCTCAGCGCTTGCCAAAGGTCTTCAAGATCCTATCGGCGATATCTTCGGTGAGTGTCGTACCGTCTGGCATGACTACACCTCCGAAATCACGGCGCGGAGGGTTGATTGGATTTACGTCCGGGACTTCAGTTTCCTCCTGCTTAGCAGGAGTCTGGGCCTTCGCAATAGCAGCTCGGATTTCCCGAATTGTTTCCAACTGGGTCTTTGTGCTATCGGCCTGAAGAAGCTTTTCAAACACTGGCATCTCGTCCGGGTAATCCCGGCTGAGCTTTAGAAGCTCATTCTCTCGAGACAGCTTGTCAAGCTGTTCAGACAATTCCTTCTGATGGAGCTGTGCCCGCTCATCCTCGGACAGGCCGGCGGTCTTTAGCTCCTTCAGTTCTGCTTGCGCCTTGCTGAGGACCTCATCCTTTTCAGCAATTACGCGTTGTAGTCCCTTAAACCGGGACTCGAACTCCTCTCGGACCTTCTCGATTTCTGGCGAAGGGGCTGCGGGCGCAGATGCGCTGGCGCTAGTATCCCCACCCTGAACGGCGAGTTGTTCCTCCATGAGCGTTCCTCCTAATCTCCGACGAAGGGGAGCACATCAAATGTCCCCTCTCGTCCTGCTTGGGACAGCAGCTCGAGCGTGTAGCTCGGGCCGAGTACCATCATTCTTCCTGCCATGCTGATCGGGTCCTGGGCGGCATACTCAGGGAAAACCCCAAGTGCGCCACCAAGATACCTTGGACCTCGTGACAGGGTTACCCCGATATCCCCCGGGGTAATAGGGAGCAACATTTGTGCAGTACGCCACAGTGACGGATTGTTCTCGAACATCGCAGCGTACTCACTGTTGTTTTCAAATTGGTCCATGTGGATCTGGCGTAGTCGCTCCAGTCGAACCACATTCTTTAGCGTGCCTTCTCCGGCAGCATCAGTCAGGACATTGTACAGCCACCTTGTGGCCTTAAGCTGGTAGCTAAATGGCCAGTACAGCCAGTAGCTGTTAAGAATTCTTTCAAGGTTAGATCGGCTGGTATTGCCTCGCAGCACGCTAATGTGTGATGCATACGAGGACTCGTTTAGCTCGTACAAGCGCTGGAGGAGTGGAGACATCTCTCGCTTATTATCCTTCAGGATGTCATCAGCCATTCCCTCCATGCCCGCCCTGTGGCCCTTCTGATCCCAGACGTATAGCTCCTCATCAAGGATCTGAGCCAACGGCTTACCCTGCTGTTGCTTCTGAAGTGCAAGAAGCCTTCGGCGAAGTTGGTCAGCCCTTTCAAGCATTTGCTCTGGCGTGACGTCTCCAAGGCGTCGAATGATCGGGTCGCGCTGGCCAATAAAGTTTATGGCCTGCTCGACTGCCTCAAACTCTCCGGTCTTTGGGTTTACACCAAACTCACGAAAGAGCTGAGCCCCATTGCGCTCGCGCGCAACCTCAAGTGCCCTAGTTCCGTACCCAGTTAGTCGTCGCATATCCGAGAAACCAGCGTCAAGTCCGGCAAGTGCGGAGGTTGGGATTCCATCAATCTCTGCTCCCATCACAGGAAGTCCTCGCTGACGATGCGTTGCATATGCTGCATCTTCCAAGGCGGTGTTAGCCCCGCGCACGCGCGTGGCTTGTAGGCCATACTTCGTGCCGTTGATAACGTCAGCCTCAAACTTGTTCATTGCCCACCATCGTGGGTCAAGCATGAATCGGAAGAACGGGTATGCAAATCGGCTTACGGCACGTGCGCCCTGGGAAACCCTGGTTGGCTGATACGACTCGTATACATCCTTAAGCGCCCTGGTAACAAATCCCTTTGCTCCAGGAACACCAGCCTGAGTATCTAGGTATCGGTAGTAGCGAGATTGCGCGCGGTCAACAAGCTGCCAGAAGTTTCCCTCTCCAACCTTCTTAACCACATCTGCCTTGAATGCAAGCTTTGCCTTCGAGTTAATGACCGACGGCCAAACTGCCCCAACTGTCTTGTAGACAGGAAGCCCCATAAATACGGCCTCGTCAACGGACTCCTTGAGGAGGGCAAGGAATCCGTTGACTTCGGCCACCGTAGCTCCCTTTGACAGGAGCTCGCGGTACAAGAATTGCCTTGCGGTGTTGGAGTTCTTACCTGCGCCAACTGGCTTTGTAAGCCAGTCAATAAACCGCAACGGGCCCGATACAATTGGATTGTCAAGAATCATTGAGTCATAAAGCCCAGTCCTCGTCTGTGTGACTCGTGCGATATATCCCTGGCCAGGAGCCGGAGGGATTGCAAGGCCTGGAGCCTCAGAAAGCGTGTACTTGCCCTTGCTGATAACGTCAGCGCCAAGACCGGCAAGCTGGAGCTGGAGGTCTTGGTCAACTCCCTTCATGCTTGGATGCCATCGAGGCATTGGAACAAGCTTCTCAACCTCGGCGTCCTTAGCTACATTTGCAAGAGCCTCATCCTTCTGGCCGGCACTTCCTTTAAGGTCGTCTTCCATCCTGGACAGGATATTAAGTAGGCTTTCCTGATCCTTGTTTCGTGGAGAGATAACTGCATCATCGCCGCGCCGGAACAAGCTTTCAAACGCAGCTTCAATTTCCGGGTTCAGCCTATTGCCCTTGAGGTCGGAGAACTTATAGACGCCGCCACTAACGCGATCATATAGCCCAAGGAGCCACTGACGGAACTTTTCAAATACTGGCACAAGGGTCTTGATCGGTGCCTTACCCTTTCTGAGCCACACGTTAAACGCGTCGGCAAACTTCTCTTCCTGCGCGCGCGTCCACACGTACCGACCAGAATCGTCAAGCTTGGCCCCGGCCCACTTAGATGCAGCCTCCAGGGCCTCACCCTTAAGGAGGGTGCCACGGAATACGTGGGCAAACTCATGGGTTGCAGTAGTCCAGCTCGAACCCTCAAACCCCTTAATAAGTGCGCGGCCATTCTCGAGGAACTCGGTCGACCCAATGACCTTCTCACCATCCTTCTTAAAGTATTTGGAGAGAAGGTTTGGGTTGAACGCCTGTACGGCATCCGTTGGCCTTGTGAATCCTGCAGCCCGCAAGGTATCGAGGCCGTTCTGGACGTCATTGAAGTCTGCTCGTGGAAGCTTGTTTGCGTTCTTGTAGAGCAGCGAATGTGGTTCGACCTTGCCACGGAAGGCGTCCCATCGGAACCATTGATATGCACCGCGACCAACGTTTGCAAGTCCCGGAATAGCCGCTGCCTCTGCGGCCTGGAGGGCGCCGAGGTACTCGTCCATGACCTGCACTGGACTTTCTCCGTAAACGGGGATGTCCTTGCGAGGTGTTCGGATGCTTTCCGGAATCTCCGAGTATGCACGCTCAAGTTCGTCAGACATCTTCGCCCTAACGCCAAGAGATCGGAATGGTGCGTTAACCGTTTCTGCCTCGCCCCGGAGCGCCTTAACCATGGTGTCGGCGTATGCCTTGCCTCCTGGGACAGCATTAAGCCGTTCGACAAGTGCAGCGAGGTCGCCCTTTTGCTCTGCTGCCTTGAACAGGTCAAGAGACATTTGCAGGTCAATGGTGCCGCGATTCAAAGTGGTTGGCTGACCAAGCTCAACAGCAAAGTTTCCGACTTTTACCCCAACCCCCTTGATCATCAGAAGTCGGTCAGCTAGATTCTCTGCAGTCTCTCCTGCGCGAATAGTAAACCAGCTTGGGTTGGAATCAGCAAACTCAGAGATCATGGCAATGCGCTGGTACGCCTGCGTCTGGTTAGTTGAACCGATACGAATGTCTGGGTTTGGGAAGTATCCATCAGGCCCAACAAGTTTTCGAAGGTTTTCCTGACGGAACTTTGGGTCTGCCCCAGGCGCGGTTGGATACTTGGAGATTTCGGACTCTGGAAGATACATGCGGTAGTGCCGCATAATCTCTCGCCCCATGTCCTTATCGGCAACGCCTCGATCTCGCGCCTTACGAACGAACGAGGCCATCTGCCCAACATCGTCAAGGTCCCTTGCCCTAATGACCATGTACTGAGCTTCATTAATTGGCAACGCTGTTTTGTTTGCGCTTGTAAGAGCAAATGAGATCCGGTTCACAAGATCGACTGGGTCAGAGAAGTCTACGGTTTTTCCGGCCCAAAGCTTGCTGTAAAGCTGGAATCGCATTTGATCTGGCAGCATTGACGGGACAATTCCCTGCGAGCGAATAACAACCTCGTCTGCCAACGAATAGGGGGCAGGGTTTGCAAGGAACTCCATCCCTCCCGGAAGTGCAATGTCTGTGGCACCAGGGTTGAGCGAGCTTCCGGGGATGACCTCAACTGGATGATACCCCGATAGGCTTTCGTCCTTTAGCTTTTTCCCAAGAGCCACCATGTCGTCGGTCGGCCTAAATTCTGTCGCTGCCTGGATGGCGCGCTCAAGACCTTCAGGCGTCTTTGCCCGGGCAAACTTATCAGCAAGGACTGCAGACTCTTTGGCGAATAGGGCATCTGGGTTTACGTCACCACCACGCATGACGCCGTAGAGCACGCTGTCGTATACATCCTTGACTGTGCGGCCAGTGACCGCAGCTTCGGACCGCATCGCTGCGTCCCACAACTCGGCAAGCGCATTTGCTTCTTCGTCGCTCGTGTTGAAGGCTTGCTTGACCCCCTTAGAAAATTCACTGACTCGCGAAGCTTGCTGCTCGGCCATCTCCTCTGCCGCGCGGATACGCGCGGATTCAGTGGTTCTCTGAAGCCTAGAAATGTCAGACCCAAGAGCCCCAAGAACACGCTGCTTTTCGGCTGGAGTTACAACCCTGGACAGTTCATCGAGAACTTCGTCTTGAAGCGCCTGGTATTCCGGCGTACCCGGTGTCTCCTTAGAAAGACTTTTTGTTACCGACGAGAAGTTGGACGGGGAGAAGGGACGATCAAGGTCACCAGCGGTTCCTCGGAAGACTCTGTCTTCGGCTCCAGCGAGGCCTGCAGTTCCTGTTCCGTCGGCCACCATTCCGGCAGGACGAAGTTCGGCAGAGTCCCCAAGGGCTCTGAAGAATCTTGCGTCTCCTGTGTTAATTCCGTTGGTTGCTGCTTGTTCAATTCCACTGACTGTTACCTCCGGCTTCCCTAAATATGATACGGCCTCACCCTTGAGGTCGTTAACAATAAGCTCAGCATACACGCCCTCGACCCTCGTTGTCGGGGACGAACCACCAGTGACCTCCGAGATTGCCTTTGCAAGGACAAGTGTCCTCCCCCGGGCCTTAAGCCCGCTCAGGTCGGCAGTCTTTGCCATGATCTGGATGGTACCTGCTTCGCGATCGATAGTTGACCCGATAGGCCCGTAGGAATCCGCAATAGCGTCGACAATTTTTTGGGATTCTTCGCCGCTCATTGCGCGTCCAATAGAGAAGGTCATCCTGTGGTAGTTTGGCTTGAAATTTGCAGATCTTCGTAATTCGTCTGAAAGCACTAAGAGGACGGCATCTTGCTGATCGTCAAAGACCTTGCTGCCGCCTCTTAACGCAATGACAGCAGCCTCTCGAGGACCCTTCAAAACCTTGGAAAGGTCTCCCGCGTCGGCTGGGTTCTTGGCCCCCCTGGAAGGTAGGGCAATATACATCGACGGCTCTGCGCTCTTTTGCCAGACCCCTATAACGGGCTTGGAGGTTACTACGGTGTACCCGTGGTCAGTAAGATGCTTGCCAATGTTCTGTTCGTACACGGCAACTGTTTCGTTTGCCCGAACGGAAAGAGCCTGCTGTACGCTCAAATCTCCTTCAAGTCCAACGCGAGCTTTAATATTATCTCGGAATCTTGAGACGAAGATTTCTGTGACATCTGGAGACCAGTCAAGATCCGGACTTCCGTCAGCTTTGACAGGTCCTCGGGGAACTACAAGGTCATCTACAGGGGCAGCAGCTTCTCGTGCGCCCCATGGCCCGGTCAGCTCATTGAGGGTTGGGGCTTCAGCAAGTTCTTTCTGGATAATGGAGTCAAGGTTGTCAAAAGTTTCGTCAGCATCACGGAGTAGGTACTCTCGCCATACGTTTGCATTCTGGGCAGATTCAGGGCTAAGGACTGCGGAGTTGTCCTGGATAATTCTTTGCAGGTTTGATGCGCTAATCTTTCCATTAACAGCCGCAGCAGAAAGCTCCGCTCGTAAACCGAGCCAATGCTCCTTGGCAAATACGCCATCAAAGTTTCGAAGAACAACCTTTCCGTAATTGTCTCCGGTTGCCCAGACACGCTCGGCAAGAGGAAGGAACCTTACCCAGTTGTCAATGATTCCAGATCCAGAAACCCTAGCCTGTACGCCGCCCGTAAGCTCCTCTACCCCTCGAAGGTTTGCAACCCATGCGTCAACTGCTTCGTCAACTGCGGCCGGGGGAATTTGCCCTTCGTCAATAAGTCGTGCAAGGTGATCATCAACATTTTTTGAAAGCATCTCACCGTGCATTGCATAGGATGGCATGCTCCCCGGAGTGACCCTGTAGGCGTCACCAAGGGATGGGGCAATACCATTAACCTTGTGGACTTCAGATCCGTGGAAAGCAACGTACCGGAGAATCTGCGCCTTAAATGAGTTCCATGGGTAGTCTCCGCCAAATCTCTCTTTGACGTATGCAACTCGAGCAGAATACTTTGACTTATTCGCATTTGGCATATCGTCTGACAAGCGCATGATTAGCGCTCGGTCAATAGAATATAGTCTTCGGAATTCAGTCTGAACTTTGCCAACAGTCGCACCCTTAGCAGACGATGTTACCGCTCGATACGGGTACTTCCATGCAGAAAGAACGTTCCATGCAAGGTACTTGTCGGAAAGAGGCTTCTCCTCCTCAAGGTCATTGATAAACTTGTAGAGGCCGCCAACAAAGAAGTTGTCCTCATCGCCATTGGCAATCAGCTCGGTTGCAGCGCCAAGACCGGCCTGACCTGCGGTGAACGCGGTGGAAGAGATAAGGTATTTCTGGTACAGGCTTGGGGTGTAGCCCTTATATGTGACGCGGCCAGTAAGTGCGCGTCCGTAGGACTTTGCGGCTCCCTTGAGAATTCCACCGGCAACTTCTGCAGTAGTGCCAATCCTGGTACCAGTAATTGCCTCTTTGATTGACGTGCGATAACCAGGTAGCGTTAGTCGGTAAGCATTGTTTCCAACTGCCATCGAGCCAGTCTGCCACGCGTTCGATACGGCATGTGCGGACTCCGCTGCCTTATTAAGGATTGGAGCAGTCTTAGCTGCGC